CTACACCAATTAAAAAGAACTGATTTTTTTGCCCGTAAATCATTTTTAAAATATAGCATAAAAAATTTTTTTACCTAAGAAGAATGCATTACTAATTTAATTTATTTTTCTTATTTTTTAAATTTAGTTACTATTTTGTTCCAAAGTTCAGGCTTAAATCTTTTTACAGACCAAGCGATCACTGCTGCTACTACTGTTAATGGTATTAATGCTTCCATAATATTTTTTCTCAGTTTTTTTAAAATTATATACTAATTACGCTAGATAAAGCTAAAACAATTCTATCTTCTTTAGTTATTCCAGCTTCAGGCTCATGATATAGTCCTGAGTGCCATACATACCATTTGTTAATTTCAGGTTCTATTTTAAAGTTGTAAAAATCTGTGCCTAAATCAGTGGGTGTTATATACATAAGTGCAGATACTTGAGTATTGGTTATTCCTGAGAAAAAGTGATTGTGTTTAACATTTGTAGTATTAGTATTTTTGGAAGTATAGTAAATCCAAACATCTTTTTTGTGAAACTTAAAATTTTTAGTTTCTAAGTAGTTTGTAAATAAACTATTTATAGATTTTTTAATACAAGAAAATTCTTCATCTACTTTTTGGTCGCTTTGTATTTTTTGGTGTATGCAATTAGGAGAAGTAGAGCAACATTTATTTTTAAGGGTGTATTTAATTAAATCTTGTTGAAATTTTTTATTATTGACTTTAGATATATAAGGGCAATCAAATACCTCAATCATTTGATTTATACCAACCAGGTAATCCAATCATAGGCCTACCATCAAATTTGTTGGTTTTGGCATTTTTACCACTAGCATCGTTGTAATGCAAAAAGACTTGTCCACAATCTTTACCTTCAAAAGGTTCACGCCAATGCTCTAAATCGCATCCTCTATACATTAACATATCGCCTGGTTTTAAGTTTACTTCGACGCCTTTTTTACCTTCTTCGCCTGATGGTTCTAGGAATATAGGCCAATCATCACCACCTAAGTTCATGGTGGTAGATATCTCGCAAGAGTATCTATCTTTATGTCTTTTTAATTCATCACCTTTTTTATAGATTCTTGCATAAGAATAAGTTTCAGTTAGTTTAACGCCTGATTCTTTTTCCATAATTGGTTTAACTTTTTGCAATAAAGTTTCCATAACTATATCTGCATAATGTGAATAGGTTTCAGGTATTTGTGTATCGTTCCATACACCAAAATAATCTGTAAATTGTGAAATATATTTATCATCAAACAAATGTCTTGCAACAGCTCTTTTGTTTAAAAAGTATTGATAACAAAAATCTGCTAGTTCTTTTGATATAGCACTTTTAATTACTTGGTATTTATTTTTCTTAAAGCTCATTTTTTTCCTATTGAATGTTAGCAACCATTATTAATCTTTTTTCATTAAGAGCAGGTGGTTCAATACAATGATTAAATTTACCATCAAACATAATTGCACCATCTTCTTTAGGGTGTGAAAAATATTTTTTATTTTCTTTATTTAAAACTATTGTTCTTCCATTTTGAAAACTATTTAAGTAAACAATAATAACTTTGTGAGGAAGTTTAAGATCAGTATGTGGCAAACTTTCTCGCAAAGAATTATGTAAAACTAAATTTAAATTCATTCTATATATAACATCAAAATTTATGTTATTAAAATCTAATATTTCTTTTAATACAAAATAACATTTTTCAAAATAATTAGAATTTTTCTCAGGTATAGCTGGATATTTTTTGCCTTCTATTTCATGTACTGGTCTTCTTAAAAGACCATGACCAAAAAAAGGAATATCTTTGTTTTTTTGATTAGGTACAGCTTGATCGTGATAATACCAAGGAAAATTAGTTGTTAATACAAATTCTTTTAAATTTTTATATTCATTTGTAATCGGATTTTTTAATTCAGTAATCATCTGAATGGATATCCTAAATTCCAACACACTAAGGAGTGTCGTATTCCTTTGGTTACTGGTTTGACTCTATGCCAAACAAAAGATGGAAAGATAATCACGCTACCTTTCTTTCTAATTTCTTCACATATTCTTGGTTGAGATCCCTCATCTGTGTTTCTAAAATCAAACTCTAAATCTCCGCCTTCATATTCATCAGGATCAGTTAAAGATACAGTCATACTAAGTTTTCTTAACTTACCATGTGTTGTTGGGTTTTCAGGGTTGTTGTAAGGTTCTTCGTATGAGTCGCAATGCCAATCGTAGTATTGACCTTTTTTATATTCAGTAAATTGACAAGCTTCTGACCAATCCCATTCAAAATTCCAACCAGAGTTTGAGTTTGCTTGATTTGTGTAAGGTTGTATTTCGTTGTATATCCATCTATCTGACATCCATACAACATCAGACTTTCTTTTCTTTTGAATATTTTTAAGTTCTAGTTTGGTTAAGTTCTTTTTATCAGCATTACCTGTAAGAGCCATTTGTTTATTTTGTTCTTTACCATAACGAACGATTTCATCACATATTCTTTCAGGTATGGCTGATTGAAAGTACCAGTAATAATATTTTAGATTCATCTTCTCTCTCTTAAGAGATCAGTATAGTTTAGATGTGTTTTAAAAGAAAGGTTGTTGTTAGTTTGTCCACTTTCCTTCCGTTACATATTCGTAAACTGCGTTCATGTTCCAAACACCTGATGCAGATCCTACAACTGCTGGTTCTTTAATAATAACAACACCTGAACCACCAGAACCGCCAGATCCAGAACCACCTGGAGTACCTGGTATAGTACTACCACCACCGCCGCCGCCGCCAGTGTTAGCTGTTCCTGCAGTCCCTACCCCTCCTCCTGAAGTAGCTGAGGAGCCTCCACCACCCGCTCCCCCTGCGCCAGCAGCACCTGGCCTACTAACACCTGGATTTGAAAAATTTGCAGGATTAACATAAATACCAGCTGAGCCGCCGCCCCCTGCTCTTGTTACAGGAGAACCAGTAATTGAAGAAGCAACTCCTGCACCACCTGCAAGACCTGCATTTGGGGAGGTAGTTGGAAGATATTGAGGATTTGGAGTTGATGTTCCTACTGCACCTGCACCACCGCCTGCACCACCTAGCTCATTTCGAAAAGCAGGCCCACCAGCGGGCTGAGGAAGATAAGGAGGTGCTGTAATGCCTCCTGCGCCGCCTGGATAACCTTGTCCTGGAGAGCCTGCTCCAATGCCACCTCCACCAGATGGGCCTGGTTCAGGAAACTGTGCTCCAGTCCCTCCACCTGAGCCGCCATCTCTTGAGCCTGATAGAATTGCCCAAGTAAGGCCAGAGCCTCCTCCGCCATCAGAAGTTATACCATTAAAACTTGAATCTGAACCTTTTTGTCCAGCACCAGGCGTCCCTGGAACTGGTGGAATGCCTGGTGTTACACCACCTAAACCTCCGCCACCTACTACTACAGGGTAAGGTGAGCCACCAGTAACGGGACTTAAAGGCTCTGCTGATGCTCCGCCACCTGATGCTTCGCCTGGAACTGATGAACGATAGCCACCTGCTCCGCCACCTGCGCTTCCGTATCCTGAGCCACCGCCGCCGCCAGCTATAACAAGATATTGAACTGAAGAAGAAGCTGGACGTGCAGTAAAAGTACCACTAGAGTTAAAAGTTGTTACTAGTTCAGAAGCGCTAGCTACAGGCAGATTATCAACACCAACTACTCCTCCATTAAGACTAGCCATAATTAAATTTCATCCCAAGCTTGAGTTGTTTCATTCCAGTTGTATTCTTTGTCATCATCAGGGTAAGCAATAGGTGCTTCCCAGTCATCATTAGAATTTAATGACCAAGATGGATATGGTTGTGGGCCAATAAATTTATCTTTACTTGCATCATAGGTATGACCTATACCTGCGTATTGTTTTCTAAAATTATGGTTATATGAAGTTTGTTTCCAAGCTGTTCCATCTTCTGAGTGTGGAACGATAGATGCTACAAATGTTTCTGCATCTGCGTGTTGATCGCCACCATTGGCATCTACATCATCGTTGGATATTACTATTACTCGTAATACTTCGTTGCTTGAGTTAAGTTCTGCAAAGTGAGCCATATTTGTACTCCTTAAGCATCATCTAAAATTTCACCTGAAATAACATACTCCAAGTCTGAATCGGCTGAAGCAGTTAATCTAAGTAAATCTGTTTCGTCTAAATAAACTTGTGAATTTTTATCAATTACTACTAAAGTTGCGTCTGCTGGAACTGATAC